ACCAGTGACGGCACATATTTCGCGAACGGCGTCTTGACACACAACTGTGACGCACTGTCTCAGGCGTTGCGTCAGGTACGGATTCGCCGCCCAGGAGGCACCTCGGTGGTAAAGAAATGGCTCCACAAGAAGCTACCAGGGGCTTAGTCGTGCTAAAATTGCCTGCATGACAAGTATTCTTCTTGATGTTAATCCAGCCCGGGTCCGTAACGACAACTACCTGCCGAACGGCTCCGTGGACCAGGCACGCGTGATCTACACCGGGACAGACCTCTACATCGCCACCACCTCGGACCGTGGGCGTACGGTCGAACACGTCTACAAAATAGCGGTCCCGTACGACGAGAAGCTGGACTATTACGGGCGGTACACCCGGATCAACGGCTTTTCATGGTCCAGTTGTGGTTGTTCGAGCAACTGGCACTACCACACGGCTGAGGAACTGATCGAGATGGGGGACGCCGCCGCAAGGTTGGCGGTGGCCGAGCAGATCGAAATCGAAGCAGAGAACGGCGTCGAGATCAGCGGCGCCGACAAGGTCGAGGCTGACGAGAACGCGGAGCAGCCTGTATAGTCTGATGCGTGGCCAGTGGACTCCTAGGGCGTGTCGCGCGGGCATTCAGCGTGCGCGACACTTCCGAGCCCTCGGCAAGTACCGAGCTTACACCTCGAACAGCCGATTTTGAGGCGACGGAGTTCCCCACGGGAGGCTCTGCCGTCTCCAAGGCGTTGAGTAAGGGCTGGACCGGCGGCGGGACAGCGAACGCCCAAGGACTGTGGCGGTTATGGCGCGACGTCGGTGAGATCCGTTATGCGACCACCGAGCAGGCGAAGCTCTTGCAGCGCGTCCTGTGGGACGTGACGATCAACGGCAACAAGCTTTCGACTGAAGAGTCGGCGCTTTTGCTCAAGCACATCTGCAAGAACGTGAAAACTCAGGCCATGATGGCCGGAATTCACCTCCAAGTGACCGGCGCGTACACCTTTTGCCAGGTCGGCACCCAGTGGCTAGTGGTTCCGAAGCCGGCCAGCGCTTTCAGTCGTAAGATCGAAGACGCGGCGACGAACAAGATCGCGCTGGGTATCCGCGACCCGTACTTCATGGACCAGTACTGCTCGACAGTGGACGCGGCCAAGGTCGTGGCCGAGGAGATCCTGCTCGTACGTTTGCAGTCTCGCAGCACCACGCGTAGCCGGATTGCGCAGACAAATACGCTTCTGTACCCGGTTGAGGCTGTAAACGACCCGGATACCTTCGAGAACGATCTCGTTGAGATGATGACGGCTCCGCTGACCGACGAGCAGTCCATGACGGTCGCTGTACCAAACATTGTCCGCTCCTCCGGAGAGTGGATCGACAAGTGGAAGACGCTGGACCTCACAGGGCCTATTGATGAGAAGCTGACGGCGAAGATCGACAAACTGATCCGCCAGTTGGCTGTGCAGCTTGATTGCCCGCCTGAGCTTCTGCTCGGCATGGGCACCTTGAATCACTGGTCTGCCTGGGCTGTCCAAGAGGACAACTGGACCACACACTTGCTTCCGTTGGCGGATAGCTTCGCCGAAGCCCTCGAACACGCCATCATCACGATGTTCGAGCTTGACGGGATGCTGCTCACCGATGTCACGGTGACGCCGAACCCGGCGAACATCCTGAAGCGTCGTCCGACTATGCCTGACGTTCTCGCCGCGTACAATTCGGGGCTGGTCGGAGGCAAGTGGGCGCGGCAGCAAATCGGCGCGACGGAAGACGACGCGCCGACAGAAGCTGAAACAGAGCTTAGACTAGGCCGCAAGAACGTTAAGGACCCGGAACAACAGGCTGAGCCGGACCAGAAAGGTGCCGACAACCGTGAGCAACGACGTGGCAGCGAACGCCCTGCATGAGTACAACGTACGGCGGGCGCTATCGGCGTTCCGGACCGCGCGCAACAAGGCGGCTGTCCCAGCCCGTCCCAAGCAGTCTCGGGGTCGGCTTGCAAAAGCCGAGCCGACGCAGGCCGGACCGTTCCACGGCATGGCGATCCCCTACGACGTCTGGACCGGTGACGGGCGGTACATCAGCAAGGGCTCTATCACTTGGGGTACTGAGCCGATTCCGGTTATCTTCGACCCGGTAGACAGTGACCATGACGGGTTCACAATCGGCCATATCGACTCGATCAGTCACGACATGGCGGGCGTGAACGTTAGCGGCTGGTTCGTGGATTTCACCGACGAAGAGGGTCAAGCTCTAGTTCGTCGGGCGCAGGATCTGATCAGCCGTAACGCTATCGGTTGGAGCGCCGCGCTGGACGACACCACTGCCGAGATCACTTTGTCCGCCGAACGCCGGGACGCTTACAAGGAGAACGAAGATGGCTCTGTCACAGTCACAGTTTCGTCCCGCGACATGTCCCGTGTCTACAAGGCGGGCCGGATGCGGCACCTCGCTTTGGTGGACACACCTGCATTCCCGGGTGCGCGCCCTCGTCTTGGGCTCGCGCCCGTCACCGCTTCCGGCCTAGCGCCGCTTCCGCATGCGAACTTCGCTTACTGGGAGTCCGACAAGCCGATCCCCTTGCAGGTCACTCCTGACGGACGCGTCTTCGGGCACGCCGCCGGCGAAGGCACGTACCGCAATGGCACCGCCAGCGGCCCTCGCTACCAGCGCGACCCTGACCGGGACATGCGGAACTTCCACACAGGGACTGCAGTACTCGACAACGGCGAGACCATTCGTGTCGGCGCGCTTACGTGCGCGGGAATGCACGCTGCTGCCCGGGGTCCGGTGGAGGACCAGCGCCGCCATCACGAGGACAGCACGACTGTCTGGGCGAAGGTCAGGGCGTGGAACGACAACAAGGGGCGTCTGTGTGTGGCGGGGACCGCCATGACTGACCTGCCGCCTGCAAAACTTCAGCAGACGGCAGGGTTGCCGCTCTCGCCTGAGCTTTGGCCAGTGCCCGGCGTATCGGGGCTCACGCTGGTGGGTTTGCATAGTGTAGTATCACCAGCATGGCCTGTAGCGTAGGTCAGCGAACTCTTAAGGAGCTTTAATGTTTGTGTTCGAAGAGATCGTCGCGCGGATCGGAAATACCGATAACCCGCCGACCTTCGCTGAGCTAGAGGGCGGTCGTGCGGCTGGTGCTGCAATGCTGAAGGCTGTGACCACTCCTGGTGCAGACTTCGACATTGAGACTGCCCGCGACCTGGCCGAGGGTATCCGGTTGATCGACGACGCACTCGCCAGCATTCAGGCTGCCGAGGACGCGGCACTGACCGAGGCGACTGCGCTTCGTTCGCTGCTCGGCGAGTCCGACCCTGCTCCGGTGGTTCCCGATCCCGCCCCAGTAGTTCCCGAGCCTGCTCCGGCGGTAGAGGCTTCTGCTACTACCACGCTTTTGCAGCGGCTGCGGACACGCGCACCTGTCGTCCCGAACGAGCCGCCCGCTCCGCGCGCGGTCGACATTCGGGCAGTCGGCCCGAGCCAGGGCTTTGAACTGAGCCCGGACGCCGACGTCGCTGAACTCGGCCACCTCTTCGCAACTGCCGCGATGCGGGTTACCGCCGGCCATCAGCCTTTGGTGCGGATCACCAAGCGGTACGACGAGTCGCGAGTCCTGAACCACCAGAGCGATCTGAACGTCCGCAAGATCGCCGACGTGTTCGGTGCTGCCGGTCCGCTGACTGCCGCTGGCGGTCTCTGTGGTCCGGGCGATGTGGACTTCACCCACCCGGTCTTCGCCCAACAGGGTCGTCCGGTTCGTGACGCGCTGACCGCGTTCAACGCTTCTCGCGGCAAGGTTACCCTCGGGGCTGCTGTCAGCATCGCGGACACCGATCCGGCTGTGTCCAAGTGGACCCTGACCGATGACCAGGCAGCTGTCACCGGCAGCCCGACCAAGCCGTGCCCTCGCGTGCTGTGTCCTGAGGACATCACTTGCGAGATTCAGGCTGTGGTCCACTGCATGACCATCGGCAACATTCAGGCTAAGTTCACGCCTGAGTACTGGGCCGCTCGGTTGCAGACTGTGCTTGCCAGCGTTGACCGCAAGGCTGACCAGTTGCTCCTGCAACAGATCCACGCGAACAGCACCCCGGTGCCTACGGTTGCGGACGGTGGCAACACTCTCGTCAGCTTCCTGGCTGCGCTGGAGCGGACCATCGCCGGCGACCGCGGTATTCAGCGCAACACCTCGGGCACCTACCAGGTGCTCGCGGATGCGTGGCTGCTGCGACAGATGGTCGAGCAGGTGGCGTTCAACTTGAGCGGCAACAACCGTCTCGACGCCATTCAGGCGCTCAAGGAGCGGATCAACTCCTGGCTCGCCGACATGGGTGCCCAGATTGCCTGGACCTTCGACGGCACCGTCAAGGACTCCGACAAGAGCCACAACATCCAGTCTCCGACCAGCGGTGCGTGGCTGACTCAGAGCACCTTGTACGTCTACCCGGTCGGGTCTCACTTGTACCTGGACGGCGGCACCCTGGACCTGGGCACCTCCATCAGCGACTCGGCGCTCAACGCGGTCAACGACCGCCAGGCGTTCGCGGAGATCTTCGAGAAGTCCTGCTTCCGAGGCATCTCCTCGTACCGCATCCCGCTGACCGTCGCCAACAAGTGCGGCTGCTGATATGGCGCGACCAGAAGCTACTGAGCTTCCGCTTGCTACCCGTTCGGGGGGCTTGCTCGACTTGTCGGGTAAGTTCTCCGGCGGGTGGCAGCGAGGTGTCAGCTTCCTTGACTTCTCCTGCCTCACCCCTACGGTGTTGGGGGACTGCCCAAGCGTTACCGGCCTGACCAGTGAGCAGCGACCGAGCTTCGACACGTTCACGCCGGTGTGGCTAACCAACACCGTCGAGTGCTCGACTCTGGGCAGTACTGATGTTGCCGGTGCCAGTGAGATCGTCGCCCGACAGACCGCTGATTACGCGCTTGCGCTGGAAATGCTGACCGGCGCAGCCTCTGCACGGGACCACAACGCTGGCAGCGCTTTCGACCCAAACCCTTCGCTGCGAGGCACTGCGACCGACCTCGGCAATACGCACGCGAGCATCGCGAAGCAGGTGGCGTGTCTTGAACAGACCATCGCCGCAGAAACCGCTGGACGCCCCGCGGTGTTGTTGGTCGGGTACGACTGGCTGACGCACGCCGCTGCCGCGCAAGTTATCCAACATGACGGGACCAACTGGCGCACGCCTGCTGGGTCCTTAGTCGTCCCAGGCGCAGGCTTTGACGGTCGGGCGCCTGGCGCTGCGTCCCCTGCTCCGGCTCCGGGTGCCGCGCTGTACGTTTACGCCGTGGTTGCGGTGTGGGCCGAAACAGGGCCGAGCAACTTGATCGACTTCGTGAAGCGGAGCGTGAACGATCACCTCGCGCGAACAGATACACTGGCCCTGGTGGCCTTCCCGACGTGCGCGGTGTTCGCCGCCGCATCTACAGCCGCAACGGCCTGCTAGGAGCAGACAGTGACTCAGCAATCGTACAAGCCATTCAAAGGCCGTACCATCCGCATCACCGTGATGGACGCGTGTTGCACCCCGCCGGCGTCTGGTACTCAGGCTGCCATCGGCGTGTTCGACTCCTACCTCACAGTGAGCTTGGAGCCGAATATCGAAGAGGGCGAGCGCGCCTTCGAGCGAAAGGCAAACGGAGACGTCTGCCTGAACGAGAAGGAAGACGACTTGCTCCAGGACATCACCGTCACGGTGGTCCTGTGTCAGGTCCTTCCCGAGGTGATCTCGGCGCTGACTGGCTGGCCCGTGACCCGGGACCCAACCACTCAGAAGGCTGTCGGCTTCGACTTCCTTGAAGGGGCCTCGGACGGATCGACTGCGTTCGAGACCTGGACCGGCGTCAGTGGCATCGACTGCGGCGAGGGCGCGAAGTACGGCTACAACGTCTTCCCCTGTGTCAACGGCTGGATGATCAGCGAGGCCATCGAGTGGGGCGGCGCAGACACTATTGCGCAGATCACCCTCAAGGGCACCGCATCGTCCAAGCACGTCTGGGGTAACGGTCCGTACAACGTCCAGAACGGTGTGGGCGCTGTGCCCGGCCCGCTGGTCGATGTGCTGGCTTCCGGGGCCTTTGGCCGGACCATGGTTACTGACGTTGCCCCGCCGGTTGTTACTGACGGCATGGTGCCTGCGACTGCCGGCAACGGCTACCTGCACCCGCCAGTGTAATGACTGACGTGCCCTGCAACTGGGACGCCGAGCCGTGCGAAGACTGCTGTACCTCCGCTCAGCAGTCTTCGCTCTGGCCGGTATTGTCTGGCATGGCCGTCAACTTCTTGTGGCGCGCCACGGGTAAGCAGTACGGCCTGTGCCAGAAGACCTATCGCCCCTGCAAAGCCGACTGCGGCAGCTTCTGGGGAGGGCTTCCCTTCCCGGCTCGCGTCAACGGCGAGTGGGTCAATTTGACGTGTGGCTGCTTACGAGGCTGCTCTTGCGCCAACGCCGATTTCATCAACATCCCGAACACGGATTCGGTGGTCTCGGTGACCATCGGGGACGAGACGCTTGCCCCGACAGGTAACGTCGTGGTCTACGACAGGCAGCTTATTGCACGGATCGACGGGTATCTGTGGCCGACCTGCCAGAATCTGAACTCTCCACTCGGTGAACCCGATACGTGGTCTGTCACTGTGATGGAGGGTAAGCCTGTCCCGGACGGCGGGGAGTGGATCGCAGGTATCCTTGCCTGCGAGCTCTCCAAGGCATGCACCAACGACTCCACCTGTCGGCTTCCTCGGCGTATACAGACGGTCACCCGTGAAGGTGTGACGGTCGGCTTCCAAGACCGCTTCGAGACGCTTGCGGATCTCCGGACAGGTCTTTGGGAAGTGGACGCGTGGATCGAAGCTGCCCGCACCACCAGGTTCCGAGACGCGGCGGTCGTATCTATCGACCGACCCAAGGCTAGGACAGTGACATGGGCCTGAGCTACGTGCTGATGCGTCTTCAAGACGTCATGGCCGAACTCACTACAGGTCCGCTGCCGCTCGACCCTCCCGTCTGCCGGGTCGGGCTGGTTCCTAGGCCGGTGGCTACGGCGGACGCGTGCGGACAGACCTGTGACGGTACTGCGGACGGCCAACTATGGGCATCCCTCGCTTCGACGCAAACCGAAGACAACGAGCAGTGCCTGAACCATAAGGCGACGGTGCATATCGGCGTCTGGCGGTGCGCTGCGGTAGTTGACGACAATGGGCAGCCGCCTGAGGCAGCCGCCGTCGCGGCAGACGCTGTACAGCAGGCTCTCGACGCTGACGCCATCTACGCCGTTCTAGCCAGCGGCGACTTCAAGCATGCCTTCGACCTTGTGGGTTGGACCCCGTCCGAACCTGAGGGTGCGTGTGTTGGCGGTTACTGGACGTACACGTTCAGCGTGGGAACGTGCGTCTGATGGCCGGGATCACGTTCCGAGTTGGGCAGCCGAAAGGCTTGGCGCATATCGAGGCTAAGATCAACGCTCAACTGTCCAAGGGCATCGCTCAGAAGACCGTTGAGCGTGTCCAGCGCCGGGTCAAGCACCCGGCAGCGCAAGCACTCAAGGCGATCGGCGTGAACCAGTACGTCGCCGACGTAACCGGTCCCCGAGGAGGTCCCGGTCCAGTGGTGCCGGTGCGGGCTAGAGCCCTTGCCTTCGTCTGGAAGGGCGGGCCTAAGGTGTTCAAGAGGGTGGACGGTGCTGGCCTGCTGCCGCTTATCACCAGTGAAGCCGAGAAGGTCACGCAGTACGACGCAGACGCTATCGTCCGCTCGATCAAGATCTGAAAGGACTAGAAATGGCAAAGAGCAAGAAGTTCGAGGCTACCGGCACATTGGATATCGGAGGCGTGAGCTACCCGTGGCGTTCCCCGAAGTTGTGGTTTTACCTTGCTATCTCGCGCGCGATGCAGGCCGACGCGCTCAGCGACGAGCAGGCTATGGCGTTGTTCGACCTCCAGATCAAGTTCCTGCGCGCCGGGCTCTCCAAAAAGTCCTGGGCCGCAGTAGAGGATCGGCTCAACGACCCCGACGACACGTTTGACGTGACGGACCTGTCCGAGGCCATCGTTCGGGCGTTCGGCGTAGAGGACTCTACCGTCCCTTCTTCGTAGCGCTACGACTGATCGGCCTGCTCTCAGAGAAAGGGTGGGCCGGTCGGATCGTAGCTCTCCGTATCAAGGTTGACAAGCTCAGCCTGTCGGATTACGTGGCCTTGGCGTACCATTTGCTTTACTGGGAAGTGGACCCGAAAGACCGCGACAAGCACCAAATGCTTCTTGAAACGCCGCCGCCAGGCTACACAGGTAGCCTGGCTGGGACTATGTGGGACGAAACAGATATGCTGAGAGCCTACGAGTCCGGAGAGGAGCACTGATCGGCTGTGGCTGGCATCAAGGTTCCGGTCGAACTCATCGTCTCTGGGGCTGACAAGCTTAAGAAGGCTCTCGGCCCGCTCACGGACAAAGCGGCTGCCGCAAAGCTCGCACGTGAGCAAGTAGCCGCCGATAGGCGCGTCAGTGCGGCGCGCCTCGCTAACCTTCAGAAGCTATCGAAGGCTGAACTTGCGCTCAAGCTGAAGAACCAGCTCGATGTTCAGCGTGCCGCACAGCAGAAGGCCCGGCAGGAGCTCTCTTCTATACAACGCGCCGCTGCCGCGAAGCTGGCTGTCGAGCAGAACGCTGCTCGCGCTTCGTTGCGGGGGAAGCAGGCCGCTGCCCGTTCCGAGCTTTCGCACGACAACGCAGTTGCCCGGATACAGTTGGCCCAGAGGCTCCGCAATGACCGGCAGTTCGACGCTAGCGCACGTGCTGCGATCAAGGCTGAGCAGCGCCTCCAGCAGGCGCGCGCCCGTGCGGATCTCTCCCAGGATCAGGCTGCGGCCCGTAACCGGCTGTCGCGCCTACAGGCGACCGCCGTTGCGGAACGCACCGCCATTGCACGGTCCGCCTCTGAGCAACTTGCCGTGCGACAGCGAGCGGCGGGAGCAGCGTTACGGGCTAGTCAAGCCCAGATCCGAGCGCAACTTCAAGGCGAGAGAACAGGCGCGGCGGCTGGAACATCGTACGCGGCGCAGTTTGGGCGGGCAGCGACTAGGGGTTTAGCGCGGCAGGCAAATGAGATAGTACGGGCAACCAGCAGCATTCTTCCGTCTCGGATGCGCGGCGTAGGTGTTGCGACTGGCAGGTCTATAGTGCTCGGCGTCGCGGGTGTGCTTACTGCCGGATCTCTCGCTGGCGTTGCAGGTGCTGCGATAGCTGGGGTAGGTGCTGTCCTCGTAGCGGGAGGCGTTGCTGCGGGGGCCGCAACGGGTGCGATAATTCGCCGTACGTTAACTGGGGGATTGAAGCGCTTAGTCGTTATTGACGACGCTAAGACACTGTTTAAAGGTTTAGGCGCGTCAGCTAAAACTACGGCCAAATTCATGGCTATTGCCACGGATGTAGTGACGGGTACGCGGTTCTCCTTAGCGGAAGCCGCGAAGACAACCTCTACGCTGTTTGCTACAGGCGTCAAGGGCGGCGCTGAGATGAAGCGCACCCTAGAACTCGTGTCTAGCGCGGCGACTATTTCAGGGCGCAGCTTCGGGAATATGGGGGCGATCTTCGGGAAGGTGGCGGCTGACGGGCGTATCCAAGGCTTGGAGTTCCGGCAGTTCACCGAGGCTGGTATCCCCATCGTCAAAGCGTTGTCTAAAGAGTTAGGTGTCACACAGACCGAAGTTCGGAAGCTGGGCCGAGAAGGAAAGATCGGCTGGGACAGTTTCCTGAACGCGGCGCAGGACGCGCTGAAGAAGGCAGGCTCTGTAGGCAAGGGTGCCGTCAGTGGTTTGGCGCGTAACCTCGGTATTCAACTGGACAAGATCGGCGCGGCGTTCCTTAAGCAGGGATTCAAGCAGGCGCCTCGCATTCTCAAGGACGTGACGACCGGCCTAGCGTCGCTGATCAAGCCTGCCGGGAAGATCGGCAAGCAGTTCTTCGGCAAAGATTTCTTGCCGAGTAAGAGCATTAAGGAGTTCTTTGCCTCCATCCGCGCGGGCATTCCCGGCTTCGGTAAGTTCCTGGATAACGCTAAAAAGTTTGTTGTTGAGTTCGTTACAAAGACCGATTGGAAAGCGCTCGGCAAAAGCCTGAAGAAGTTCGGCACTGCCGTAGTAGGTATTGACTTAGGCGTGACAGCGGATAACGCGAAGAAGCTTGCGGACGCACTGAACGGGATCGCCGATGCGCTCGGTAAGATCGGCTCGGTCATAGATGTCTTGAAGAAGATAGATACAGCGACCAACCCGAGCAACCTTGGTAAGGGTGAAAAGAACCCGTTCAGCACAGGTCCGCTGTCCGGAAGTTCACGTACCGGGAAGACCACACAAGGGATAGCGCCTCCGACGCTGGACGTGAAGAAGATCCAAGAGACCTTCCGTGCCAACG